TTTATAAGCCAATAATTGTGAAGAAGGCTCCGTTTCATACGCTGCATTAAGAGCGTCTGTTAACCTTGCTGTATCTAATACAGTTAAGGTTACTTTTCCACCCTTAAAATCAAACGTTTCTGAAACCGAGCCCATGGCGAATAGTTGTTCTAAGCTTTTCATATGACACTCCTGTAGTAAAGTAATATGTTTATGTGTTGTAAAATGATATATTTGGTAAGTGTCTTGATTATAGTTTATTTTAGATTATTTTAGACAGGGTTTGTGACCAATGTACTAAAATCACCCAAAACAGAATTGGTATTGGAAGCACCGACAACGATATCGGCAACTGTAATAGTTTTGTTACGGAACGTGAATGTTACATTTTCTGAAACTGTTTTTGCTCCTGCATCATAAGCTGTTCCATAACTAGTAATCCAGCATTCTTCAAATGTCTGAATTGTAATTTGGTTAACTTCTGGTGCAGGGTTTGTTGTATGAACTTGAATATCAATAGGCCATTGAATATCAGCAATAGTTGTTACAATTGGTCCAACTGTACCAGCGCCGCCAGTATTCGGACCAGAACCTTGTGATGGTCCCCATTTATTAGAAGGCCAGTATTCAGCCAAATCATAAGTATTTAATGAAAGCGATTTATTAAATTGAAAAGCATCCATAAGGCTGTCTTTAAAAATTTCCAATCTAGTTACATCAATAGTACCAGTCCAAACCGATGGAACATATTCTACTGGATAGATATTACCAATTTCATACATTGGCATAACATCACGAGTTTCACGAGGAGCCATACGTTGAATTAAACCAATTGCAATACCATTAATATACATAATGATAAAGTCAGCAGACTCAACTTTACGGCCCTTTGGAGGAACCGAAGCATGAGTTACTTCTTGGGTTGATACTCCATATTGATAATTTATGTCGAAGGGCATATTTATTCATCCTTTGCATATCTATGCAGCAATTTTATTGTGTAATTTATTTTGTAATGTGTTTCCAATTTTTGTTATATTTGATTTCGCCTATAGTATTTTGATGAACTCCATATAATTCACCAATTTGTTTTTGGGTTAATATGCCATCAGCTAAATGTTTGAATCTTATTTCTCTCACTTGTTCTTCCGTTAATTTAGTTCTACCATTATTACTTCCAATAGTTCTACCTTTTGCCAAATCTGACATTACCTTCTTCGATTCTTCTGTATGTTTCTTGCCAATTCGTGATTGACTCATTTGTTGTCTGGTTTCCACTGTATGTTCGCGATTCCACATTGGACATCCACCAGTTAAAGCAATATTATATCTCATACCTTCTGGAATTTTCTTGATTTCAATAGTTTCAGCATCATTTATTTCTTCTTGAGTACCATTTATAATAAATAATTCTTTCATATAAAAATTTTCTTCGCCATATTTATTGAATGCATTTTGCAGATAAGGATTTTTATGAGTGCCACATCTTAAATCACTAAAATGCTGTCTTTTTCTTGCTTTATAATTAATTGTTTGTCCTTTGTATTCGTGATTATCAATTAAATTACCAAGACAATATATTGAAGAAATCATTCTATGGTCTATTTCCATGATATTTTTGCATAAGTTTATCCATATCAGCTAATAGTCCTTTTTTGGCAATCACTAACTCTTCTGCAAGTGCTTTATGGATTTCTGGAAGAATCAAAGGTTTCATATGTGTCTCAAAAAACCATTTAAACATTATTAATCCTTCTTTCCATATTTTGCTTTTACTTCCACAGATTTTTCATGCAAAATATTTTTCAATTCAGCAGCTACATCATCAATCAATTTTTGCAAAATGGGTTCGGCGGCATCGACACGAGCAACTATCAAACTATTCCAATATGGGGTCAAAAATGTAACCACTTTTTGAAATTGTATTTGTATATTGTTCATATTATAAACTCCTAATAACGGCGATAATACCTATGATTACAAGAATAGTTATAAGTATACTCATAATATTTTATCTTCTTTCTAAGTTAAAACTAAATCAGGAATATCAAAACTAATAGGTGCAACAGTTTCTATGCTACTATCAAAGCTGTGGATAAATTGCGTTATATAATGCGGCATTGGATAATTGCGACCATTAAGCTGCAATGAGCAAGTGGTTACACATATATCAAGCATTTCATTATTCATTATTCGCTTGAAAGTACGAGCAATAGCACAATTCGTTACACTTCTCTTGGTTCCTGAATCAATGTCTTCCTGTGAAATGTTTATTTGCATTTTCTTTCTCTTTCTTAAGTTAAGATTAATTCAAATTCCGATATGTCATTTTCAGATTCATAAATTTCTATTTCTACTGGTTTACTAGATTTATCTCCAGGTGTATCAAATAGAAAAACAAAATCAGTCCCTTTTTGTGGCATCCTATACTTTTTTCCGTTTAAATGTAGACTTGTATGAAAAACATTCACCTCTAAATAAATATCATTTAACATACGTTTTAGGGCTTGAGCGATAGCACACTTTGATGGGCTTCCCTTCACACCTGAGTCGATATCTTGTTGAATTACATTTATAATCATTTTAATTTCTTTCTTTCTTTCTTAAACCAAAACTAATTCTGGAATCTCAATTTCAATAGGATGAACTAACGTTTTATCAAAGTCAAAGTTACGAATAAAATCAGTTGCATTTGAAGACAAATCGTAGAAATGTCCATTTAGGTGTACAGAAGTAGTAAATACTGCAATATTACAATAATCATGATTAGCGATTCTTTTAATTGATTTCGCTATAGCACAATCAACGGGATTTCTTTTTAGGCCTTGGTCTATATCTTCTTGGGTAATTTGAATTTTCATGATTATTCTCCCTTTATAATTATTGAAGTGATTAAAACGATTGATTATATAATTAAAATCCAACCAAACTACTTGAGACAGATATACTTATCATTACCCATTTACATGGATATGCAGGTCTTACAGATACTGTTAAGTCTATTTCCCTTGGTTCATTTGGATTTATTCTAGCTACCACATTCTTATAACCGTAGATAATATCTGAGTTCTCTAAGGCTTGAAGAGCCGTAGTTGCCAATGCAGTAACTATACCAAGCGTAGCCATTGTAATCTTGGTTGCAATAATATTTGCATCCATTAAATCTCTTAAAGTTTGTGCAGTAAAATCTAACTGACGCACAATTGAAATTTCCTGTGTTTCTGCAGAAGTTGGGTCACATGTTAATTGGTCTCTTACACGAATACCAAAATTGGGATTATTTTCAATAATACAAACACCATATTGTGCAATGCTATTGGCAGTAGGATTGTCCAATTTAACGCCAATATCTCTAAAACCAGTTAATACTTTATGTGTAAGCGGTTCTGCTGCATCATTAGAAGTTAACAAACCGGCGCATGCAGCAGCCAAATATGTACCATCGAGCACAACTGTTGTATTAAGAATCTCGTCAAAACGATATGCTGAAGTTGGATACATATACATCATTCGTTGAGAACCATTAGGTACTCCCTGAAGTGCTGTAGCATTTTGAATAGTTGCCGTATATATTTCTGTAATTGGACCAGAAACAAGTGCTATACGCTCATTTCTATAAAGTTTACTAGATTGCAATGTAACATGTTCTAATAGAGCTTGTTGGATACCAACATCTGTATTTAATACTACAATAACATCAGCACGTTGACCACCTAATAAATTAATTGCAGTTGTATACGAATTATCTGTAACAACACCATCGGCACCATAAGGTAACTGATTAAATGGATTGCTAAAGACACCATTTTGCACTGGCAACCCAAAAGCTTGTCCTTCAGTAGAAGACATTGAAGCACTATTCGTATCAAATAAACCATATATAAGTTGATGTTGTGTACCAGGTTCCAAGGCATAGATATTTAATATACCACCATTATTAATAAAATAATCATATGCTGCAACAGATGAATTGATTGTTACAGGATTTGAACTTCCAGCATTAACCGTTTTACCAATTATACCCTCATAATTGCTATATCCTGGAATTGGATTATATCCAGTTTGTGCAGAATCAGGAACTAAAAGTCTTGCAGCAACTGGACTTTGGAAAGCGCCATCGAAAGCATTTAGTAATGCATTTGCATTAAGAAATTGATTCCATCCAGCTTGACTTATAGATGAAACTGGCGAAGTAGATGCATCAACAGAATAAACAACATATTGAGCTTGTGCAGTATTGGCTAATGGCACCACAGTTGCTCCCAATAATTGTACATATTGAAGCATACTTGTAAGACCAGCATTTGCAAATGTTGACTGTGTTGTTTGTGGAGAGGAATTTAAAACCGGGTCTGGAATTACAGGATTAAAATCTTGAATATAGAAAGTACCAGCAACAGCACCATTGGTATTCACTGGTAATAGTGTAACAGCATCTATAGCTCCAGGAGGAGCTGGCATATATGCAGAAACGGGTAAAGAAGAAATTGCTACACTCAAAGATGCTTCTGTAGAATTATCTGGTTGTACATTTACACCAAGTACCCTTGGAGCGCCATTTTCGAAAGCAATTTGAATAGCATTTGCAAGAGGATTTGCTTTGCTTGCAGTACCATAAGCAGTCTGTGAATCAGTAGGATTAAAGAATAATTGAGGAGTATATGGACCTTGTAAAGCCTGACCTACAATGCATACCACAGGTATGCCGGAAGACGTTGCGACTGTGGGATTTGGGATTATAGTTGAATAAGCCCCCGGATTTAAATAATTCTGTATTTGAAGAGACACTTTATTCCTCTTTTCCTAATTTAGATTTTAAATATTGCTGTTCTAATTCATAATATTTTTCTTTATAAGCCTCAAAAGCTTCTTCCTTAGTATTATAAGAAGAACCCAAATATGTTTCTTTATCATTAATATATATGCGAGAAGACCAAGTATTTCTTCTTTTGTCAAATTTTGCGCCTGGGAAACCTGATTTTGACATTTTTATT